TGGAAAATCGAAGAAAAAACTCAAGAAGAAATAAAGACAATAATAAATACAAAAAAAGTATATATAACATTATTTGGTGAAACTTATGAAATATTAGTTGAAGAAGAAAAGAAAGAAAAGTAATGGGAAAATGGATATTAAAAGTATAAAAACAACTGATTTAAAACCTTACAAAAATAATCCAAGAAAAAATGATGGAGCAGTTAAATATGTAAAAAAATCTATAGAAGAATTTGGATTTAAAGTTCCAATAGTAATAGATAAAAATAATGAAATAGTAACTGGGCATACAAGATATAAAGCAGCTAAAAAATTAGGTTTAAAAGAAATTCCTTGTATAATTGCTGATGATCTAAATGAAGAACAGATAAAAGCATTTAGATTAGCTGATAATAAAGTTAGTGAATATGCTGAATGGGATTTTGATTTACTTGATAAAGAATTAAAAGATATATTTGATTTAGATATGAATGAATTTGATTTTGATATACCAGAAGATGATGTTGAAGAATACAAAGAATTTGGTGAAGAAAAAGACTTTCACAGAAATGTTACACTAAAACAATATAATCTAGATTATTATGACGAAGACATAACTGATGGGAAATATCAGATGCCAATAATAAGAAAAACAAAATATATTCCAAAGGATTTAATTGGTTTTAATTATATGTTAACTAATAAAAACAAAAATGTAGGAATACACTGCTTTGTTGATGATTATCAATTTGAAAGATTATGGCGTGAACCAACGATATATCTTGAAAAATTAAAAGAATATGATTGTTTTTTAAGCCCAGACTTCAGTCTTTATTTAAATATGCCAATTGCTATGAAAATATGGAATATTTATAGAAGTAGATTAATCGGTCAATTATATCAAAGTTATGGAATAAAAGTTATACCAACAATTAGTTGGGCAGAAAAAGAAACGTTTGAATTTTGTTTTGATGGAATAGAAAAAGGTGGAGTTATTGCAATTTCAACTATTGGAGTAAAAAAAGATAGAAAAGCACTAAAAATATGGAAAGATGGAGTAGACGAAATGATAAAAAGGCTTAAACCATCTACCATATTAGTATATGGTGGCAAAGTTGAATATGATTATGGAAAAATAAAAGTAATTTATTTTGAAAATAAAGTTACTGAAAAATTTAAGGAGAAACAATGGGGGGAAGAGGAGCAAGTTCTGGAATAAGTATAAAAGGTAACAAGTATGGAACTCAATATAAAACAATATTACAAAGTGGTAATATAAAATTTGTTAAGGCAAATAGCAAAAACAGCGAATCATTATTAGAAACTATAACAAAAGGCAGAATTTATGCATTGGTTGACGATAAAAACAATATTAAAAGTATTATTTATTTTGACAGTGAAAACAAAAGAAATAAAAGAATAGATTTAGACCACTTTCATAAAAAAATGAAACCGCATGTACAAAGAGGTTATTATGGAAACGAATATGATTTAAATAATAAAAAAGGTGCAAGCAAATTAACTATCAAAGAAAAGAAAATGGTAGAAAATATTTATAAATTGTGGTACAATTAATTTTAGAGAAGTAGTATAAAGGTAATTACACCTTGATGCATTCCGTAAGGAACTGAGGAGATTGTCATTCGAGTGGACACTTCTCTTTTTTATATAATAAATAACTGAAAGCACTGAAAAGTGTTTTTTTAATGAGGTAAAATATAAAGATTAAATTAAATATACAATTATTTGGAGGAAGAGGAGCTAGTTATAATAATTTCAAACGAGAATATATAGTTGTATCTAATGGAACAAATAGTAATTTAATAGAAAAAAATTCAAATAAAATAATTGCTAGAGGAATTAGTTTTGCAAAGGCAGAGAAAGAAGCAACAAATGAACTAAAAAGAAAAAGAAAAGCATTTAAAGAACTCTTTATATCAATATTATCAACACCCATTCCTCAAGAAGAATTAAAAGAAAAAAATTATTGGTTATCAACCAATAAATTTAGCAATAAGTTTACAATAGGTAAGTGGAATGGTAATTATTACGAAGAAACAAAATAGAAAAGAGGCTGTTTAATGGGAAATTTAAAAACTTTAAAACCAAAAATTATTAAAACATCAGAAGAAGCAAAAGAAAGAGGGAAAAATGGCGGAATAAAAAGTGGGATAGTTAGAAGACAACAAAGAACATTTAAAGATTTGTTTATACAATTTTCAAAATTCGAAATAACAAGCGACTCATTAAAAGAAAAATTAAGAAAATCTGGTTTCGACGATGAAGAAATGACAAATAAAACCGCTCTAATGTATTCAATGTATTTAAAAGCATTAAAAGGAGATACAAAAGCATTTGAGATAGTTTGTAATTTAATGGGAGAAAAACCAGCTGATAAACTAGAAATAAACGACCAATCTAAGACTATGAGTATATTAGAAAGTATTAATAAACAATTAAAAAATGAATGATAAATTTGTTTTAAGTGCAAAATATATAGATTTTTTAAAGCTGGATAACGCTAGTGCTGAATTTTTAGAAGGAACAACTTACGCTGGAAAAACAACAGTCGGAATACCAAAATTTATGTTAAAAGTTTCTAGGAGTGAGCAAAAATTCCATATATTAAGTGGTCTTGATTTAGGTACAATTGAAAAAAATATCATTCAAAAAGAACTAGGTATAAATGATATTTTTGGAGAACTAGTAGATTACAAATCTGGTGGAGATGTTAATTATTCTCTTCCACATATTAAATTTAAAACTCCAAACGGAGAAAAGATAATATTCGTATTAGGATATGACAATAAAGCCCGTTGGAAAAAAGCACTTGGTGGGCAATACGGATGTATATTTATAGATGAATTTAATATTGCAGATATGGAATTTGTAAGAGAAATATTTATGAGATGTGATTATAGAATAGCAACATTAAATCCAGATGATCCTAATAAAGAATGCTATACACAATATGTTAACAAATCTAGACCGATAGAAAAATATAAAGGCAAAGCACCAATAGAATTAGAACAAGAATTAAAAGAAAAAGAAAATACAAAATGGAAATGGTGGTATTTTAATTTTGATGACAACGCTTCACTTACAAAAGAAAAGAAAGAAGAAATAATATCTTCAGTACCAATTGGGACAAAACTTTATAAAAATAAAATTTTAGGACTAAGAGGAAAAGCGACTGGTCTTGTATTTAACCTAGAAAAGAAAAACATAGTTTCTTATAAACAAGCTATATATAAAGATTGGGAAAGCGAAAATCCAAAAGATAAGTGGAAATATCTTATTTATTCAATAGGTATTGATACTTCATACAGTTCTAAATCACACGATAAATTAACATTTAATTTAATTGGTATAAGAGAAGATAGAAAAATTGTTGTATTGAATACAAAGGGCGAAAACAATAAAGATAGAACAATACCTTTTGCTCCTAGTGATGTAATACCAAAGATAATAGAGTTTGCAGAAAATTGTAAAAAAGAATTTGGTTTTGCACTAAATATATTTATAGATTCAGCAGATAGCGGAACCATAGCAGAAGCAAAGAAATATAAACGTACAGTTGGCTGCATTTATAATTTTGTTCCAGCTTGGAAAAAAACGCCTAATTTAACTAGAATTCAATTACAACAATCTTGGCTGAAAACTGATGATTTTTTAATAATAGAAGAAACAAATAAAGAATACATAGAAGAATGTAATAGATATAGTTTTAATGAAGATGGCAAACTTGAAGATGGTAACGACCACTTTGTCCAAGGAACACAGTATGCTTGGTTGCCATTTAAAGAAAAAATAGGTAATTGGGAGTTAATAAAGAAATTAATAAAAATAGATGAGGAGAAATAATGGGAGTAATTAAAAATATGATAAAAAACTGGTTAGAAATAAAAGAACCTGATTCAGCAAATATAGTTATTAATAAAATAAATACCTTTGAAAGCCAAGCATTTATTAATAATATTTGGTATAGAGGAGAAGCTAATGAATTAGATGAACTTTATAAACAATTAGATGATGGAATGGGAAACAAGCATTTTTGGGCTTCTGCACCGACAAATGGCAACAAAATAAGGAAGATACATACTGGACTTCCAGCGATGATAGTTGATACTTTGGCTAGTATATCAACAAATGATTTAGAACTTATTAAAGTTGAAGGTAGACAAGAAGAATGGAATGATATAAACAAAGAAATAAATTTAAAAGAATTAATGAACGACGCTTTGACAAGTGTGTTAATCGAAGGAGATGGTGTATTTAAAATATCAGTTGATACAGATGTGAGTAAATATCCTATCGTTGAATTTTACGAAGGTTCTAGAGTTGATTATGAACTTGAAAGAGGAAGAATAGTTGCTTATGTTTTTAAAACTAAAAAAATAATAAACAAAAAGAAATATATTTTAAAAGAAAGATACTCAAAAGAAGGAATTAAATTTACTTTAGAAGATGAAGAAGGTAAAGAGCTAAACATAAGAAATTTCGAAGAATTAAACAAATATCAAGATGTTGAAAACGCGAATAATTTTATGATGGCTGTTAATTTTAAAATTTATAATAGCAAAAAACATAAAAATAGAGGTAAATCTATATTTGAAAACAAAATAGATGCATTCGATTCATACGACGAAGTATGGAGTCAGTGGATGTTGGCAATTAGAAAAGGGCAATTAAAAGAATATATACCAGAAGCTTTACTTCCAAGAGATCCTAAAACTGGAGAAATATTAAGAAAAAATGATTTTGACGTTAGTTTTATAGCGACTGAAACAGATATGTCAGAAGGAGCTAAAAATCAAATACAAACAACACAAGGGAATATTCAACACGATGCTTTATTAACAACTTATATAACAGCATTAGACCAATGCTTACAAGGAATAATAAGCCCATCAACATTGGGAATAGATGTTAAAAAACTAGATAATGCTGATGCTCAAAGAGAAAAAGAAAAAACAACTTTATATAAAAGAGAAGAAATAGTAACGGTATTATCTCAAATAACTAAAGCTCTAGTTGATTTAATATTCAAAGTTAAAGATACAATGGAGAAAAAGCAACTAACTGATGCAAATGTTGACCCAACCTTTGGAGGATATGCTAATCCGTCTTTTGAAGCACAAATTGAAACAGTTGGAAAAGCTTCTGCGTCAAATATAATGAGTATTGAAGCTCAAGTTGATGAACTTTGGGGCGACACAAGAAGCGATGAGTGGAAAAAAGAAGAAGTAAAAAGGATTAAAATGGAAAAAGGTATAATCGAAATGGATGAACCAGCAGTAAATGAGGATATTATATTAGAAGATGAATTAAATAATTAGGAGGTAAGTCTTGAACGATTATAAAATTAAAGAATTATATGAGCAAATGGAACTTGAAATAATTGCTTCAATGAAAAGAAATCTTTCAAGACATTTAAAAGAAGAAAATAAAGTTGGCTTTAAATTCACACAATGGCAAGTTCTAAAATTAAAAGAGTTAAAAAGATATCAAAAGGAAAATAAATTAACAAGAAATAAATATTTAAAAGATTTATACAAAAAAATAGCTAAACATTTATTAAAAGAGTTTAAGCAAGGTTATGGAAAAGAAATTAAATTATATAATTATTTAAATGAAAACAAGTTAAAT